ACGCAAGTCGGCTTGAGTTGATGGCATTAGCAGAGATGCTCAACTTGCCAGACGCAATATCCAGTCCACCGCTTCCACCAGATCCACCAAGAACAGCGTCACCAGTCATCACGGTTTCGTCGATGATATTATTCATCTTCGTGCTAGTAATCGTGTCAGTAGCCGTAAAAGTGTAAGTTGTATTAACCGCGCCCATAACTTATTTCTGTGAGATGATTTGTCTATTTGTTACTGATCCAGCAACTTTGATTGAGTTTATCTTGGCTGAACCCTGTGTCCTTGTCAAGATCATGGTTCCTGTATAGCCCCTAATGCCACCAAGCCTGCACCTAATGCTTGCGGTTTCAGCCTCTTGGTTGATTGATTGTAGGATTTGTCCATCAAGGAATTGAGTGGTAGTTCCAATAGTCGATGAGTTGTCTGGGTCTTCAGCGGCGAACTCAATTAGGTATTCAGAATTCTGGCTCGGCAACCCCTGCATATTGATCTGCGAGTCTGTGTACCTTTTCCGCTCCAATGTCTCAAGGTCGTAACCACGGGTGATTAGTTTGGACAGAATTGGTGCAGATGTTTTGACATCATTGGTGTTGGACACGCTGATGTTGTCATTTGAGTCATCAAATGCCTCCAATTGGTGCAATCCACCGTTAGCGGTAACAGCATATAGGTTGTTTCTAACCCCCGCTGAACCAACAATAAGGTCTTCGATCAAAAATCTAGTGTCACCAAAGGTATCTAGCGACTCCCAGCCTCCATTTAGGAAGTTGTATACCAAAATTGAGTTGTTCCCGCGAGCATCGTTAACGCCCGGAGCGGAATCCAGCGGAACCGCAAGGTAGTACCTGTTATCAAACAAGATTCCAACTGACTTGTTGGACAAATCCTTGTTGAGCCTGTCAATGTAAGGCTGGATGTTCTTGGAAATTGGCTCCTCGGCCCCGCGAAGGTTGTAATCGTTAAGGAACTCCACACCATACACCCCATCATCCGACAGGAACATCATGGTGTTGGCCCTCATGACCACAGACTTGCGAGCTAAGCAGCCAACCTCGGAGGTTAGTTCTGTAACCCTAGTGTCTAGAAGCGTCCCCTGCGTCCCCTTAATCTGGTGGATGCTGTTCCTGTTGAGGACAATCAACGCATCGTCGTAGAACCCATGCATCCCAACCACATAGTCAGCAGTACCACCAGAAATACGAAACTGGTTTTCGATCTGGTCAAAGGTCGTGGTGTCAAGAATGTCGGATACGGCAATCTCGTCTGTGATCTTGCGGTCGGTGTAGGTGACTGCGTTGTAAGCCCCAGACTGGTCGTAGTAGTACGGAACCCACAGGCGGCGTTGAAAGTGAACACCCCAAGGCGCACCCGGTTGATGCATAAACCCACCACCCTCGCTGAACCTACCACCAAACTCAATCTGACCAGTGGAACCACTTGCCGTGATGTTTGCCACAGGCGCAAAGAATTTGATATTTGTCAGCGTTGCAGACGACACTTGAAAGTCTTTTCCAACAATTGCAGAGAATTCTGGAACCGTGCTTTCGTAAACCCTAATAACATCACCAGCAAATACTGTATCATTGGATACGCCAAGGTTTAAGGAAACCTCTCCATTAGAAACCGAAACTTGGTTACCGCTAGAGTTAAATACTTGTGGTTGAGTGTAAGCCCCGCCCGGAGAGAAGGTGAATCCGTCAGTCATGGTGGCGGCAGTTACCACAAAGGTCTGGGTCTGACTTGTAGTGAAGGTATATTGGAACTGGTCTTGAGTTAGACCCGCGCCAGAAAGAACCGTAAATGTTCCATTGGCTGGAGTGCCACCAGTTAGACCAGCAATCACCACAGATGTGCCTGCCACAAGCCCGTGTTCACGGACGCGCATTGTAACGGTGGTTCCACTCTGTGACGCAGAAAGAATGGGCCTACCATTAGGATACCACTCCAACGCCTGCTGCCCCTCTCGGAATAGCATCACCTTGTCAAACACTTGAATCATGTCGGTGTCCGCGCCCAAGGCAGTTCCAGCTGGATATGCGATATTCTCTGGAACATAGGCGGAATTAGACTCAACAGCAGCCAAGTCAATCTTCTTAGCAACCGTGTCCAACGCCACAATCACATATTCTTTATTATTGGTGTTGGGGTCGCTGAACAGACAGGAGGCTCGGACATTGGCGTTAGCTGCATCGTTAATCGGCATCTGGGACAATGTGCCAGTCCCGGAAACCGCAGTCACCCCAGTTACGGGGAAGCTCAATTGGTTCGCTGAAACATAAGTCAGCACCTTGGCCCCGTTGTTGTTAGTGCCAGTAAAGGTCAGTCCAGCTACTACAGCATACCCGCTAGAACCTGCCTCAAACCCATGATTGGCGGACATGGTAATCGTTACCACATTTGAGGCGTATGTCGCTGACGAGATGGTCTTGGCAACATCAATCAAATAGAATGGCAACTGCAACGGATCACCACCAACGGTCAATGCCCCAGTTCTAGAAACCACCACCTTGCGGGGCTTCCAGTAACCCTCCATGCGCCCGTTCAAGGACTCTCTAACCTCCCCAGCCTTCAACTGGTTAAGTTGCAACCGCTGGTTTACGCCGACAAAACCACGATCACCATCCTCGGCAATCGCGTCATCTAACCCACCAGTGGATCGGAACTGCGACATTAGGCGCGGTAACCAATAACAACACCAGATGTCACGGCAAAGCTGTTGATCGTACCACCAAGGCCAAACCCAGCAGGGATCGTAATGGTGATCAACTTGGAACCAGAATCCGTAAGGTTAGGCGCAGAGATTGCACTCAACACCGTGTCGTTCACGAACTGAACCCAACGGAACGGGCCTACAGCACTGCCACCAGCATTGTACACTTGGCCGCCACCTTGACCCTGCAAATCGTATGAATCGCCTCTAGGCATAATCGTAATAAAGTATCAACCCAACACCATGTCGGGCATGCTTCTCAAATGCGGAGGGAATCACCATGCGTCAAGGGGGAACTTGTGGGTGTCATTGACCCCCCATTCACCCCACCCCAGTATATAGAGGATACAGAGGATACAGAAGAAGGTGTGATAGAGAAGACAAAGAAGATTGAGACGAAGTGGAATTGACACGCAGGGGATGAACCACTACCATCCAGCCAACAACACCTCCCACGCCTCTCTACGATGCGCACCAAGGGGGGTTGCTTTTTATCCTGTGTAGCTCAGGGGCAGAGCAAGCGACTGTTAATCGCTAGGTCGTTGGTTCGATCCCAACCGCAGGAGCCATAAGTCAAGCGTAAGTGCCACCCACGGGTTCGCGTGCCGAGTACCAAACGCTCTTGCAGAGGCGCGGGGTGGTAGCGTCAAATTGCAGGGGGAACGCCAACTTGGCAAGTTCCCAGTCGGGAACATCGGGGGGATTGGAGGGGGGGGAATGGGGAAATGTGCGTGAGCGGGAATAGGCTAGTCGTGGAAACCTGCTGGAACATTCGCAGCGATAAACTCAAACGGGTCTAAATCACGCTTTCTGGAGTTGCATGGATGGCAGGCAAACACGAAATTTGACACGCAATGCGCCCCACCTTTGGCCAATGGCTCAAAATGATCCAAGGTTAACTCGGCCTTCTTGCCGCAGTAATAGCAACGGTCTCCCGCTAGTTTTCTGCCGTCCTCCACCATTTTGGGTGTAGCCTTTACCTCGCAATTGTTGATCCTAGCCCTGCGGACATGCTTGTAGTTGCGCTTCTCAAGCTTTCTCTTCTCCTTCCGCTGCTCTTCAGTTAGCGCAATCCTTTTGGGGCGCAAGGATTTAGCCAACGCCTTTTCAGCAGCGATCTTAGCCTTTTCAATGCGCCTAGCCTCGGCTTGTTCTTGCTTGATCTTTTGTAGGGATTCTTGCTCGGCCTTGCGCTTGGCCCTCTTTTCAGCATTGATTGCCTTTTGTTTCTCGTTGTACCGCTTGCGAGCGCGAGCTTGTTTGGCCCTGTGCTTCTCCAGCCTAACTGGATCAAGCAACATTTTTGCGTAAATTCTTTTGTGGTAATCTGGATCAAGCTTCTTTCTTTTTTCTTTATATTCCTTGTATGCGAGGCGATCTCGATCCGCCCTCTGCGTGTCGGTTAGGGTGGCAAGGTATGCCATATGTGCATGCCATTTTTTCCTGCTTTCATGTTTGGCTTTCTGTCTTTTCAATCTGGCATTTCTGCGCTCAAAAAAATCATTGCCTCGTTGCATTAAGAATTTATCCAGTGATGTCCATTGCTCATAAGTTCTGCCATTTTTGCGTTTGCTGTACCCAGTAAACACATAACCATCATCCCTTATGTCTCCCATTTTTAACATGTTGCAATGCTTTCAAGAATCACCGATCCAGTCAAGCCCCCTTTGGAAAATTTTAAATTCCGCCACTAATCGTCCCCGCTTTTTTCCGCCCCGGCAAATGCGACTCCCCCCGCCCCATCCTATCGTTACAACTTGTTACTATATACATAATGCGGAGTCCTGTTCCACGGAAATCCCCAGCATCCATCGGTGTTCCACGGGATTGGGTGCGGAGTCTGTTCGTGCTGCCGTGTTGAGTAGCAGGGTGGACACTAGATATGGTGGTGGTGACCCAGCCTCGCGTGCGTGTTTGTAAGTTTCTGCGAGAAAGTGGGAACGATTCCCAGTCCCTATTCCCCATCCAATCCACTTGATTCCTATCCCCAACTCCCACTTCGCACCAGAATGCCCTGTACGCTCTTTGCCCATCATATGGGATCATCACCCACAAGAAAGCCCCAGACGCTGTGTGAGCGATTCTGGGGCAATCTAGAGGGTATCTGGCGCGGTTTGGTGGAAGATGTTGGCTGGATAGTCAGACGAACTCCTGATATTGGCCATTGAGACGCAGGGGCAGGACTACATCGCGCCTGCCGTTGCGTAGCTTGCCGATCTTGATTCCATCGTCGGCTAGGAACAGCAGGGCATCTGCGTCCTGCTCGATAGCGCGTGACTCGCGCACCTGATTGTTGTCGTTCAACTGCGAGGCTGAAATGACTGGGCATTGGAGGTGCTTGGCCAACTGCTTGAGTCCACCAGAGACTCTAGCGACTTCCTCTTCCCGTGACTCTCGGCTTGAGCGTGAGCCACGAATGAGCTGCAGGTAATCGACCACAACCAGATCCAGACTGCCATGCAGGTCACGGATGCGCTCTGCCTCTGCCGCGATGCTGTCGATGCTCTGGTTGGAGCTAGAGTCAATCCACAGGGGAGCGGAACTGATCTGCTCAACGCCTGTCTGTATTTTCTGTAGTTCGTGCTTGGCTGCTGTGCGCGGCTGGGTGATTGACCCGTAGTTCGTGTGAGTCATGGTCGAGATGAGTCTGCCGATAACCTCATGCGTCATCATCTCCAGCGAGTGGATTGCGACTGGTCTTTGGTCTGCGATAAACTTGCTGGCGATCTGGAGCATGAGGACTGACTTGCCTCGGCTTGGCTTTCCAGCAATGACCCAAAACTCACCCGGTCTCATGCCACCGCAGATTTCGTCCAACTCTGCGATGCCTGTACTCATGCCCGGCAATCCGCCAGAGTTGTAGTCACGGAGCATGTTCGCAATGAATGCCTTGGATGCCTTCTCTGCGTCGATGGATCTCTGCTTTCCACTCACCACCTGCTGAAGGCTGTGGAGTGCGGTACGGAACGAGTCGATAGCACTAGTGGCATCCTCGGCATCGGCAATCTGCCTTGCGGCCTGCTGGGCAAGCCTGCGTGCTTGAAATTCCTTGAGCGTTAAAACCCACTGCGTCCATCCTGCGGGTGTGGGTGCGTAATTGTAGCACTCGACCACCTGACCGGGGCCGCCGATACGATCAAGCTTCCCAGCCTCGTTTAGGTGCTGGATGAGCGAGATAAGGTCATACTGGTTATTGTCGCTAGCTGGAAGCTCGCGGCAGGCTTCCCAGAGTGTCCTAGTGTCTGGGTGGTGGAATGAATGTGCGGTGATGCCGTCTGCGGCTGCACGCTTGAGCAGGTTTGCGTCCTTGAGGACGGACGAGATTACTGCCTTCTCGGAAGTGTGGGCGGATGGGATGGTTTGTTCTGTGTTCATGTTTCTGGTTAGATTCCGAACTGGTCGGAGGTTTGTGGTTTGGTGGTTTGCTTGTCACGGGCTTGCCAAGTGCGGATAGCTGACTTCCAGCACTTCATCGGAGCCTTGCCCACAACCCAGCCTTTTGACTCGTAGTAGTCAATGAATTGTTGGGCCTTGAGGAACTTTGGGGTGAGGCTGGAACCGTAGGCTAGAACATCCGCCACGGATGGTTTTTGGAACCTCTTCTGTGGTGTCTCTGGATTGTTTGTTGTCCCTATATGTTCTATTGACGGTTCTTTAATATAGGAGAGGTCTCCAGTACGGACTTCTAGAGGTCTCCGCTGCGGACTTCTAGAGGTCTCCAGTACGGACTTCTGGATTGTGTAGATGACCTCGTTTCGTCCACGATGACGCTCAACGATGCCACTCTCTTCCAGAGCATTCAATGCCTTGAACACGCTGCTCCTCGCCAACCCGGTCTCGGCGGCAATGGTCTCGATATGTGGCCAAGCCACACCCTGATCGTTCGCATTATCCGCTAGCTTCAGCAGGACAAGCTTAGCCTTGGCATCGGCTACGGGTGTCTTCCATGCCTGTGATATGTAGTGGATGCTCATGCCTCGTACAGGTACAGGTACTTCTCGCAGTTTCGCACGAAATGCTCTACTGCCCGGCTCCTAGTCTTCTTCGCCCCTCGGAAATGCTCTACGCAGATGCGGTCGAGGATTGCCCATGCCTCTGGTGACATGGTGATGCTGGAGGCGATGCGGTGTTCACCAACGGGTAGTGGCTTACGACCCACTTTGGCTTTGTTCTGATTCATAGATTTGTTCTGCGATGTCTTGTATGGCTAGCTCAAGCAGGTTCAATTCGTGCGTGAGTCTCGGTGTCGATCCTAGCTTCTCCCTCTTGAGTCTGCGGAAGTACGCTTCTTTCAGACAGGCTAGGATTAGCCCTCTTGCGGTTATTGGTTGTTCTGTCATGGCATTTGTGGCAACTGGGCGACGAGCGGAACTCTGAGATTGCTTTCGGGAGTCCGCAGGTCGCACAGATACGCCAGCGTATTGGTTCTGTCATTGGTAATTTCTAGAGTCGTTGTCATGGTCGGGCGAGCAGAATGGATCGGCATCGTATGGCCAAGTGATGACACGCTGGATGTACAATTCCTTCTCCTCAAGTTGCTCCTGCAATCTCTTGTTCTCGACGATCAGCGCATGCTCCCGTTGCTGCGTCTCCCGCAGGATTCGGCACAGGCTAGTGACGCTGATGTGTTCTGATGCTTGGTTGCCGCAGCATCCGCACTCGTAGTCCGGTGCTACCCAGTCCTGCTTACAGGTAGGGCATTCGTTGTGTTCTGTGTTCATGGTTCTGTTAGATGCTATTGTCTTCGATGAACTCGCGTTGGAACATGGACTCCACAATATCTGGATGCCATGACATGTAGGTCATTAGTGTGCGGAATACTGTGATCATTTCGTCCAGAGGTGCATCGCGTGAAAACACAAATTCCATTCGTGATCCTTCGTTGAGGATCTCAATCTTTATTTTTCGGTCGTATTGCATGGTGGTGTTGGTTGTGGTGTTGGTTTGTCTTTTCTGAAAATTTCTTCGTAGTTTTGCCCGTAAACCTCGGCGTTGACCGGGCGCGGGGAGTCACCCTTGCCTGCACTCATGGCTGACCTCCTTTCCATGCGGCGAGGGCATCCCCAGCCTTGTACAGCGATTCGGTGATGTCGCGTGGTTTTTCATTCAGCAATGTTTCACATAGCTCCCGCAAAGCCTCCGCCAGCCTGTCGCGTTGCTCTGTCA